CTGGTAGGAATGTTAATATTAGAGCTACAGGCAGAAACCAAGACGGCGAAGGCGAAACAGGCAGAGTTCAAATTGAATCTAAACAAAACTTTAATTTGCATGTTGGAGCAAATAGTAAAATTACAGTGGGTAAAAATCAGCACATAAAAGTAAAAGAATCGCAATATATTGACACAACAAACTCATTACATATACATTCAGGTAAAGACAACAGATTAACAGCCGCAGGATCGACACATATTACTAGTGCTAAAGAGCATAGAGAAACAGCAACGTATGTTCATATGAACGGACCAAAAGCAGCGCCATCAAATGTTGCTGAAGAAGTAACTCCTTTGACAACAAATACATTACCTCGTACTGAATCCGGCGGGCAAATAAGCTCCTACGAAAGTATATTAGCAAGATCCCCCCAACATGAGCCTTGGCCGCATCATGAAAACTTAGATCCGTTATCGTTTAAGAAAATTTACACAGATAGAGATTCACCTGGCGCACTTCCTAGTGCAGACCGTATTGTTACTCCAGACACGTTTGATAAAAATTTACAAGGCAGAAAATTGAGTGGATATGTACAAGGCAGCGGCGGCAATATTAGTACAGGAAATTCTAGTCGTCCAGGTGGTAGCGGACAAACACCTGTGCCTCCAGGAGACTATAACAGTGACTATGTGTTTGATGAAAATATAGGAGCATTAAGTGAAAAATACGAATCTCGAGGCAACCCTGCTATTATTGGATGGGATAGTACCGGTGGATGGAGTTACGGAAAATACCAACTAGCAGCAAATACAGGCGCACTAAATGAATTCCATAGTTGGTTAAAAAAGACACACCCTAACATTGAAAGTCAACTAAAGACCGCAGGCGGACCAGCAGGAGGAAGAGCAGGCAGTGCAGCATATAAAGAAGCTTGGTCTTTAGTAATGGGAACGGCTGAAGGAGGAGAAATACAAAGTCAGTATGCTGGAATACAATATTATGTTCCTGGCGCCAAACGAATCTTAAATGGATCTGGAGTTAATCTTGCACTCCGGTCTACGACAGTACGCCAAGCAGCATTTTCCACAACAATACAACATGGTGCTGGCGGAGCGTCAAAAGTTTTCCGAAATGCATTAGCTGGATTAGGATATACACCAGCTGATATAACTGCAACAGTGCCTACTGACGCAGCGTTAATTAGAGCAATATATTCTGAACGCCGAGCTAATAATGGTGGCAAATATTTCCCTAGCAGTAGTGAAGGTATCAGAAATAGTGTTGTTGACAGATTTCATAATGAAGAGGCAGATGCAATTAGAAGTTTAAACGAAGAAATTCTAATTGCACAAGCAAATCCTCCGACATCAGACCCAACAGATAATAGTGCAGGTACTAACACCGTAGCACCGCATAGTGGCGCTGTTTAATTAAGGTAAATATAGTATGAGCCAATTAGAAAAAAATCTTTATAAACGTGTTACCGTAAGCCAGCCTACTCAAACAGCAAACACTGGCAGAAAATACAGAGGATTTTCAACAGTTGCAGACGCTAAGAGCTTCAGTGTGTATGACTACGAGCTTATAAAGCAAGATTTAATTAACCATTTCCATATACGCCAAACTGAAAAATTAAGTGATCCTACATTTGGCACCATTATATGGGATATTCTATACGAGCCATTTACAGTTGACGTGCAAGAAGCAATTATCGAAGATGTTACTAAAATTATTAACTACGATCCTAGAATAAAGGCTGAAAATATTGTTATTGATACGTATGAGCAAGGCATACAAATTGATTGTACTATAACTGTACTTCCTTTTGGTATAACTGATGAATTGCGCTTCAAATTTGACAAAGACAACGGTCTACTCCAACAATAAAAATTAAATACACACATTATCATTTCAGGTAAATACATTAGTAAACAAGGAAAATGATATGTCTTCAAATGATAGACAGTCCAGGCTATTAGTAGCAGAGGACTGGAAACGAATTTACCAAAGCTTTAGGAACGCAGATTTCCAAAGCTACGATTTTGATAACCTAAGACGCACAATGATTAACTATTTGCGTCAAAACTATCCAGAAGACTTTAACGATTACATTGAATCGAGTGAATATCTTGCGCTAATTGATATGATTGCTTTCCTTGGGCAAAACTTATCATTCCGCATTGATTTAAACGCTCGTGAAAACTTCCTTGAAACAGCAGAGCGCAGAGAAAGTGTATTACGTCTAGCACGTATGCTATCTTACAATCCAAGACGCAATCAAGCAGCTAACGGCTTGCTTAAATTTGACACAATTAAAACAACTGAAAACATTTTAGATAGTAACGGTTTAAACATGGCAGGTATTACTGTTAAGTGGAATGACCAAACTAACTCAAGTTATTTTGAACAGTTTGTTAAGATTATGAATTCGGCATTGCCGTTGTCTAACTCAATTGGTAATCCTTTAAAGTCTGCATTAATTGCAGATGTGCAAACACAAAAATATCGCTTAAATGCTACAAACACTGGGCAAGCAATTTACCCGTTTACTAAACGTGTTGAAGGGGTAAACACACGTTTTGAAGTAGTAAGTACTGACATATCAGGCGAAAACGTGTTAGAGGAAGCGCCACTGCCTGGCAACAGTCCTGCATTTTTGTTTAGAGATGATGGACAAGGAGCTGGTAGTAATAACACTGGATTCTTTATGCATTTCCGTCAAGGTAAACTTGAGACAGGAAACTTTGCAGTAAGTAATCCAACTCCAAATCAAGCAGTACAAATTGATGCTGAAAATATTAACGACAGTGATGTATGGTTATTTGCATTAAATAGTGCAGGCTTTGAAAGCAGTGAGTGGACAAAAATTGACTCTACTGAAGGCAATAACGTTATCTATAATAGTTTGTTTAATAAAACTAGAGACGTATTTGCTGTAACAACACGCATTGGCGACAGAATTAATTTAAACTTTAGTGATGGTGTGTTTGGAAACTTAGCTACTGGCAACTTTAGATCGTATTACAGGACTAGCAATAATCTACGTAGTGTGATTACTCCTAGTGCAGTAGGAACAGTAAGCATTGATATTCCGTACCAGTCGAGAAACGGCTCAGCGCAAACACTTACAGTTGGTCTTAAATTAAATTACACAGTTAGTAACGGTACCGCATCAGAAACTAGTGCAGAAATTAAACAAAATGCACCAGCAACATATTATACACAAAACCGTTTAGTTACTGGCGAAGATTATAACATTGGTCCGTTAGCAATTAGCCAAGACATTATTAAAACTAAAAGTTCGAATAGAATTTCAAGTGGAATAAGTCGGTTCTTTGACTTAAAGGATGCAAGCGGCAAGTATTCAAATACTAGTTTGTTTGCAGATGACGGCATAATTTATAAAGAAGAATTTGCCGAAAAACAATCATTTACTTTTGCAACACAAACTGACATTGAAGGTATTATATATAATACTATTGAAAGCATATTAAGTAGTGCAACTGCACAGAACTTTTATCTAGCAAAATATCCAAAAATTATAGTAAGTGATCTTAACGCAACTTGGTCTCAATCTAGCACAAGTACAAATAGATCATTAGGTCTATTGCAAGATACTGATAGTAATGCATATACTGTAGGTACGTTTACTGCTAATAGTTTGCGATTATTAGAAGCAGGCTCGATGTTGAAGTTTGTTGCTCCTACTGGCAAGCACTTTATGCCCGACGGCACATTAATGGAAGACAGCAGTAGCGGAGACCATTTAGGAAAAACAACATACAAATGGTGTAAGTTAATTTCTGTAACAGGAGACGGCACAGTAATAGACGAAGATGGCATTGCTCCTATTTCAGTAAACGATGTTATACCGACAGGCGCAGTACTACAGCAAGTTATACCAAATTTTTCTAAAGTATTAATTAATGACATAAAGACACAATTAATTGACCAAACATTTGAATACAAGGATTTTGCACTACGTTACGATCAATATGTCAGACAGTGGAAACTAGTATTAGCACAAGACATTAACACACTTAATGCATTTGCTACTGGTAAAGCAGGCGACATAACAGGTGCTAATTTAGATTCAAGCTGGATGCTATACTTTAAAACAGACGGCGAAAAATATACAATTACATATCGAAATTTAAGATATGTAATGGAAAGCGCAGACGAAATTAGATTTTTCTTTGACGCTGCTGATAAGATTTATGATCCGTCAACAGGACAAATTGTTAGAGACAAAATTGATATATTAAATATTAACCGTAAGCCTGGACAATTAATTCCGTTCACATCAGACTATAACTGGACAATTACTGATGCATATAGAGATTCTGAAGGATACTTAGATAGTCGTAAAATTCAAGTTCAATTTATTGACCTTGATGATGACGGTGTAGTTGATGATCCTGATATTTTTGAGCAAATTGTCGGCGAAGAAGATACAACTATTCTTACAAAAGACAAATTAATATTCCAAAAGAAATACACCACAACTGACGGTGTAGAAGATTTTAAATATTTTGCAAACACAACTGCTGAAATTATTGTAGTACAAAACGAAGCAGCTATTGCTCCGTACAGTGCTAGAGTAGAAGGACAAATATTTTACTTAATTAACGAAGGTATTTTTAGGAAGCTTAATAAACTACTAAACAATACAGAAATTAATACAGACTATAAAGCATTCTTTGGCAGAGCAGATTTAAAGTTCCATTATGTACATGTTGCAGACAGTGGCTATAGAATTGATCCAAGTGCAAGTAACATTATTGATACTTATATTTTATCTAAAGCGTACGACATGCAAGTAAAGCAATATGTTGCTGGAACACTTTTAGTACAGCCTAAGCCTCCTAGTAATGATGAATTATTTAGAAGCTATGGCAGAGAAATAAACAAAATAAAAAGTTTAAGTGACGAAGTTATCTATCACCCTGCAAAGTATAAAATCTTATTTGGCGACAAAGCCCCAGCAGATCTGCAAGTTAAATTTAAGATTGTTAAAAATGCTGGTGTAGTTACCAATGACAACGAACTTAAATCAGACATTATTGAAGCTATTAATAAATTCTTTGATATTGAAAATTGGGACTTTGGAGAGACATTTTACTTCCAAGAACTTAGCGCCTATATTATAAACCAGCTGTCACCAAAACTGGTAAGTATACTAATAGTACCGCGCCAAACAACACAATCGTTTGGTAGTCTATTTGAAATAAAGAGTGAGCCAGATGAAATATTTGCAAGTGCAGCGAAGGTGAGTGATATCGAAACAATTGATCAATTAACAGCAACTAATTTACAAGCTAGCGGAACAGTAATTAACACTGTTGCAACTAGCATAACATCAGGAATAACAAGCAGTGCATCGACACCTGCAACAACGTTGTCACTAGGCGGCGGGCTAAACACAAATTCAAGTGGTTCGGGATCAAGTGGTTCGGGATCAAGTGGTTCTAGTGGTGGAGGATATAGTTACTAATGGCTAATAATGATCAGAACGAAAGCGCACTACCTGTTCCAGGACAGAATAATAAAATCACTGCAAGTGACTTTTTACCTAAGTTCTTTAGAACACAAGCTAACAAAAAGTTTTTGCAAGGCACACTTGACCAACTTATACAACCTGGTGTTGCTGAAAAGATAAATGGTTATTATGGTAGAACAACTGCTAAAGCATATAAAGTAACTGACAACTATATTGATGATGTATCAGCTAATAGAACTAACTATCAGCTAGAACCAGCGACAGTTATTAAAGATAACTATGACAATATAACTTTTTATAAAGACTACAATGACTACATAGGGCAACTTGGTGTATATGGCGCAAGCGTAGATAATCACAGTCGTTTAAACAGCCAAGAAACATATGCTTGGAATCCAAGCATAGATTGGGATAAGTTTGTAAACTTCCGCGAGTACTACTGGATGCCAAACGGTCCACTTAGTGTACAAGTTAGAGGACAGAGTAGAGATGTTGTTAGCACATACACTGTAACTACTGAAGACCAAGGCGATAATATTGCTTACATATTTAACGACGGATTAATACGTAACCCAGAATTAAATCTTTACCGAGGACAAACATACCGTTTTGAAATAGATGCACCTGGACATCCTATGTCAATTGCTCTTAGTAGAACGTTTACTCCAGGTGCGACAGTTGACACTAATGTTAGTACATTGTATACTGACGGTATAACTGTGTATGACAAAGATGGTAATGTTACAACTCTTAGTTATATTGAAAAGGGAGCAATTGAATTTACTATTCCATCAAACGCTCCTGACGTACTATATTATATTAGTAAAAATTCTATCGATACAAGTAACTTTATTAAAATTTATGACATTGAAGAAAATACATTTCTTAATATCGGCGAAGATGTATTAGGTAAGAAAACTTATACTAGTGCAAACGGCGTTGCGTTATCTAACGGAATGAAAGTTAAATTCCAAGGCGATGTATTGCCTGCTGAATATAACACTAACGATTGGTATGTAGAAGGAGTCGGCGACAAAATTAAATTAATTAAAGATCAAGATTTAATTATTCCAGCTGCATACAGTGATATTAATCGTATAGCATTTGATGCTGATAACTTTGACACTATGCCATTTTCTGATGCAACTGCATATGCAACTAATAAAGACTACATTGTCATTAACCGCGCAACACCAGACAGAAACGCCTGGAGTCGCTACAACAGATGGCACCACAAAGATGTAATTTTAAAGAGTTTTGAACTTAATAATTTAACAAGAAATGTTAACGAAGAAAATAGAGCGAAACGTCCTATTATAGAATTTGAAGCAGGCTTAAAGCTACACAACTTCGGAGCATATGCTAAACAAGATGTTGACTTAATTGATACATTTACTACAGATGTGTTTAGTACTATTGAAGGACAAATAGGATATAATATTGACGGCATTAATCTTGCTGATAATATGCGTATTTTGTTCACAGCAGATACTGATGCATTAGTAAGCGGAAAAATATACCAAGTTAAATTTGTTAACATTGGAAGTAACAGACAGCTTAGTTTAATTGAAACTACTGATACATTACCTATCGATCTTGAAACAGTGTTAATTACACAAGGTGTAAAAAATGCAGGTAAGAGTTATCACTACCATAACGCTAAGTGGACTACTGCACAAGAAAAAACAACACGTAATCAAGCTCCTACATTTGAATTATGCGACACAAATGGTAACAACTACAGCAATGAAACTTATTATGGATCAACTACGTTTAACGGTACTAAGTTATTTTCATATGCTGTAGGCACAGGAACGGTAGACACTGAATTAGGATTTGCACTAGATTATAAGTCTATTAATAACTCAGGTGATATTGTATTTGATTTTAACTTACTGTCAGATACATTTACTTACCAAACAGATGATAATTTATACACACAAAAAATTAATGGCGGCTATTTAAAGAAATATAGTTCACTTACTAAATTTGCTTATGTAAATGGATTTAGTAGCAAGCCTACTATTAGTAAACAGTATGTTATAAACGAATATGCTGCAACTGCCATTCAGGTTAATAACTTTGAAATTAATGTCTACGATAACTCGAGTAGTATTGCAGATTTAAAAGTAGTTGTGTTTGTCAATAACAAATTACAATTAATAACTACTGATTACACAATTGATAAAACTAAAGCCAATGCAGTTATTACATTTGTAAAAGATTTAGTAGCCACTGATGTTATTAAAATTAAGACAGATAGTAAAGCTATTAAAAATTCTAATGGCTATTACGAGTTTCCGTATAACTTAGAACGCAATCCTCTAAACGATGATGTTAACCAATTCACACTTGGTGAAGTAATAGATCACGTTGATAGTATGCTAGAAGATATTCCAGGATATGCCGGTAATTACTTAGGATCAAGTAACTTGCGTGATTTAGGTGACCTAGATGAATTTGGTAAACGCTTTGTTAAACACAGCGGCCCAATTAACTTACCGCTATATCACGTAACTAATAAAGATTACAACATTGTAAAAGCGTTAAAATATTCTAAAAAAGAATATTCAAGATTTAAGAAGACTTTTTTAGACACCGCCGCAACATTAGGATATGACGGTCCTATTAAAGAACATGTTGACCTTATATTAAAAACAATTAATAGTGATAAATTAAAGTCGCAGCCTTTTTACTTCTCAGACATGCTGCCTGCTGGCGCATCTAATAAAATAGCGTATACTATATTAGATAAAAGAACAACAGAGTATCCAATTACTGGAACTTTTAATTTATCTAAACTGAGCGCAGTAAGCACAACTGTATATTTAAATGGTACACAGTTAACTTATTTGAAAGATTATAATTTTAATATTGCTGGCTATGTTACAATCGAAGCTGGACAAATAGAAAACGATTTAATTGAAATACACGAATATAATAATACTGATGGTAGCTTCGTTGCTCCTACTCCTAGTAAACTGGGATTATTTCCAAAGTATTATCCTGAGCTAACTATTGACGATACTGTACTTGCTGCTGAGCCAACAACTACTGGCCCATTTAAAGTATATGGCGAAGACAGTGCAACTGGTACTAGAGGCTGGTTTTATCCTGTGTACACAGCTAAAAGTGCAGCAGGCGCAGGTCCTGCATCGAAATCCCATGTATTTACAGGAATGAATAAAATATTTTATATTCCTACAGCTGGCGCAACACTTGGCGGCAATGACAATATCGAAGTTACTGAATACTCAGTTGGCGTTGCTTTTATTAAGGGCCATGACGGCAGCTATATTAAAGCGTATAAAGACTTTAGAGACGAGTTACTATTAGAACTAGAAAAAAGAATTTTTAATAATATTAAAGCAGAATATTCAACTGATAGGTTAGATGTTAATACTTTCATCGGTGGAGAATTTAGAGTTAATGAATTTACTAAAACTGAAATAGATAATACGTTGCTTGGTGATTTTACGCAGTGGTTGCAGCAAAATTTAAACAATCAACCTTATACAAACAATACGTTCTACGACAGAACTAATAATTGGACATTTAACTATCAGGATACTACTTCACCAGCCGGTAATATAAACCCGGGATTCTGGAGAGGCATGTATTCTAGAGCATTTGATACTGCCCGTCCTCACAGCCATCCGTGGGAGATGCTTGGCATCTCCACTAAGCCATCTTGGTGGAACACAGTTTACGGACCTGCTCCGTACACTGGCGACAACTTAGTTTTGTGGAAAGACTTAGAAGTAGGTCGCATCGCAGATCCTCTTAATACTAGAATTGATCTCAACTATGCTCGCCCTGGATTAACTAACTGTATACCAGTTGATAGTACCGGTAAATTGCTATCGCCGATAAACAGTAAGTATGCTAAAGATTTCCAGATACAAAGTGCAACACAAAACTTTAAATTCGGCGATCATGCACCAATCGAAAATGCGTGGCGCAGAAGCTCCGAGTATCCGTTTGCTGTACTAACTGCAATGTTGTTAAATAAACCTGCTAAAACAATGGGCTTAGGATTTGATGTTTCTAGGATATCTAAGAATTTAGCAAATCAATGGGTTAACATAGATACAAATGCTCCTATTGTTATTAAAGATTTAACATTGCCAAACACATTTGATTCAGCTACACGAATTAATACAGCAGGGTTAGTAAACTACATTTATAACCTTGTAGCAAGTGATATATTATCAGTATATAAGAGTTATAAAACTGACTTGTCGCTAATTACCAACCAAATTGGTGTTAAGATTGCTGGATTTACTAGTAAAGAAAAGTTTAATTTGATACTAGACAGCAGATCACCAACTCAGTCTTTAACACAAGACGGTATATTTGTCCCACAAGAAAACTATCAAGTATTTTTAAATACAAGTAGTCCTACTGAACTAGCAATATACAGTGGTATTATTATAGAACGAGCTGAACTAGGTTATATTGTAAGAGGATACAATTCAGAAAAGCCATACTTTGAATATTATGAAGCACTAACTGGGTCGTCTGCAAATATTGTAACAGTTGGCGGCATAGCTGAAAAGCTAGTTCTTTGGGATACTAATGCTGACTACAATAGCGGTGAAGTAATATTGCATAATAATGCATATTACAGAGTTATTACTTCTTTTACTAGTGACACAACGTTTAACACTAACGATATAGTTAAGCTTCCAGTACGCCCTCTTCATGGCGGAAGAACAGCAGCATTTAAGAAAGATTTTAATACTGTATCCCTTAAAAGAGTCCAATATGGAACACGCTTTACTACAGCACAAGATGTCGTTGACTTTATTTTAGGCTACAATGTAAGACAACAAGAGATGGGATTTAGTTTTGAGAATGTAACTTCTGGATCTAACGAAGTTGAAAACTGGAAGCAAGCAGCAAAGCAGTTCTTATTCTGGACAACACAAGGTTGGGCAAACAACTCACTGATTGCATTAAGTCCGGGCGCAAACTTATTAGAATTCCAAAAAGATTATGTTATAGTTGATAATATTAAAGACGATTTCTACGGATACAGTATTCTTAAAGCAGACGGTTTATTTTTAGATTCAGAATTTAATAGTATGTTAAGAGATCAAAATAGTTTTGGTATCGAAACTATTGGCACTGACGAAGGCTTATACCATGTGTCTTTACCGTTAATACAAAAAGAACACGTTGTATTAATAGATAATACTACAGACTTTAACGACACAATTTATAATCCAAGCACAGGTTATAGACAAGAGCGAATCCGCGTTAACGGCTACAGATCTGATGATTGGAATGGCGGATTAAATATTCCAGGATTTGTATATGACGATGCAAGCTTTACAGATTGGACTCAGTGGAAAGATTATAAGATCGGCGATATTGTAAAGTACAAGCAATATTACTATGTGGCAACAATAAATGCTACAGGGTCACAGAACTTTAATTCAACTAACTGGTATCAGTTAAGTGAAAAGCCTGAGTCACAGTTAATGACTAACTTTGATTACAGAGTTACACAGTTTACGGACTTTTATGATTTAGATTCAGATAGCTTTGATACTGAGCAGCAAAAAATGGCACAGCATTTGATAGGTTATCAAAAGCGCCAGTACCTTGCTAACATTATTAATGATGATGTAAGTCAGTTTAAATTCTACAGAGGAGCAATTGCAGACAAAGGCACAATGAATGTGTTTACTAAACTGTTTGATGCACTTGGCAATACTGCTGATAACTTAGAATTTTACGAAGAATGGGCAATACAAGTTGGTCGTTATGGTGCAGTTGATGATGTTGAGCAAGTTGAATTTAACTTGCTGCAAGATGATATCCAAGAGTCTCCGCAAGCAGTTGAGCTTGTAAACGCTATACCTGAAACTAACTTTGATAAGATTTATAGAATTAAACCAAACGAAGTATTTGACAAGCCTGCAGGATATACTCACGCACCGTTTCCTACTAAGACACTAACTAATGAATATATTAGAACTGGCGGCTATACTAACGAAGACGATGTTGACTTTATTGTTGGCAATTTAGAAGACCTTGCAACTGTTGATACTAACCAAATTAGTTTAGGTGATACTATATGGGTAACTGACACAGACAATAAGAACTGGACAGTTATGCAACTAACACAAGGAACTGTTAATGTAGTTGGTGCAGACACAGTTGCTGCCACTTTTGCAGTTAACGGATTAAGTTTAGTAGAACTAACACTAGATAAGTGGGTAACTGGAATATTTGCAGCAGGCGACTACGTTGGCGTCCGTGGCGCACAAGAGTATAGTATTAATGGATTATATGAAGTTGATAATATTAATCTTAATAAAATACAAATAAGAGTTCCTATTGACAGCACCATTTCTTATTTTACAATTGAAGATAATAGAAGTTTTGCAATGTCTGCTCTAAGAACTATACGAGTAAGTAATGTTGCAGGAATTAATGCTGCAACAAATCAAGATATTTATAGTAAACAGCGATTATGGATTGATACTTATAAGAGTGAATGGGCAGTATTAGAAAATAATTCTGTATATTTAAATTCTCAAGCAATTACAAATCCTTCAGATTATGACAGTACTGATCAAGGGTTTAGTGATAGTATTGCTGTAAACGAAAACAATACTAATGTTTTTGTATCAGCACCAAATGACTTAAACGGCAAAGTTTCAGTATACCGTAGAACAAGAGAACAGTCTAATTTATTATTAGACCAAGAAATTATTATAGATAATAATGACTTGTTTGCTATTGCAGATTCTGACTTTGGAAAAAGTGTTGCAGTATCACCGGACGGAGAATATCTTATTGTAGGTATTCCGCAAGCTAGTAATGTTAAGACTAAACTAACTTATAAAACAGACGCAAGCACGGGCGCAAGCACATTTGACTTCCAACCAAACGCTGTGTATACTAAAAATAACATTGTACGGTATAGAGAAAGTTTATGGAAAACTAATAGGTCGATACTTCCACAGATTGCAAATCAGCCATTTAGTACTTTTGATACATATGTAAATCTTGTAAGTGCAGCAGATTCTGATAGTACAACTTTAAACTTGTTAGTTGCAGGTGATGCAGGGTTGCCAGGAAATTCGACAACTCATATGTTAGTCCGCGCTCCTAAAGATATGTATATTGGCACAACAGCCGGCGATACAATTAACTTATTCTGGAACAGACGTAGTTACACGTATCCTACATTAGATACTTTTATTCCTTTTGAAGGCTTAATTCCAGAATTAACACCAGAGTTTATAAGTCAAGATCATACGATTGTTGAAAAAATTGACCATGTATTTTTTATTGACACGTTTGTATCATTACCAGTTGTGGGATCTATAGTAACAACTGATACAGCTAGTGCAGAAGTAGCATATGTAGGATCTCGTAGAGATAGTGCAGTTGTTTATGTTAAAAACACAAATGGTGTATTTAATGTTACTGGTGAAATGTTTATTAATGAATTAGATTTTGTAGGATTTTACACAGAAGAATCGACTTATGCTACTAGTACTGCCATAGATGGCTACTGGATGATTAGCACAGGATTTAGTTATTCGAATAATAGTGTCTATTATGATACCGGCCGAGGCTTGGTATATGCCGATGTTAAACTACAAGGATCAGTAAGAGCTCTTAACGAATACTATAACATTCAAGATACTGTTGGCGCAATTGGTGTATATGTAACTAACAAGAACCAAGCAAGTTACATCGAGCAACTATCATATCGAGGAGATCCTGCAGGTGCCGACGCACAAGATGGCGTTGAAAGAGATTTACCAAGTAATAAATGGGTAGCTAGAGTAGGTAAGACATTTAGTGATTATTTAACAATTGGTGAAACACAAGAGTTCCGTTTGTACAATCTTGAAAACAGAGTAATTGATGTTGCAAGCCCCGGATTTTCATATGATATTCTAAACAAGCAACAAACCGTTGTTGATCTATGGGACGGCTATATTGACTTTACATTAACAGAATTTGACTTTCAAGGATTTGCATTTGAACCACAAATTGGTGATATTCTTGAAGATGTGCAAACACCTCGAGACGGCGCAGGAGGCTTGGCATTAACAACAATTAGTACAAGTACTGCTGAAGTTGTGTTTATAAAACGTAACTTTAACGCTGTGAGAGTTTATCTAAAAATTGCAACAGGCAGCTGGATAGAACAATCAAATATTGGACGTTTCCAGATTCGCAGAAAGGCAAGTGTTGCGTTACGTGGCGCGACAGATGCTGACCGTACAATTGGTACCATAACAGATATTAATAACAGCATTGTGCTAGGCACATCACTAGTCGGCAAATTAGTAGTATTCGAACATAGTAGTAACTTTAATATTGTTACCACACCAACAATTGTTGATGAAGAATATTGGTTCTTTGATGAAACTACAGAAGCAGGCGTCCAACGATTATCAAATCCTCCATATAGTTTAAACAAAGATTATACACAAGTATATAATATCCCTGCTGACGCAACAGGAACAAGTCCAACTGTAGCAAACGAAGGTGCTGTTGCAATTTACAGAAGATTAAATGACGGCACTTACAGATTCCAAAATGTATTAATATCAGAGTATAGAGCAGCAAATAGAAACTTTGGTGATAAAGTTGCAATAGTACAAACAGGAAACTTTTACACGCTATTAGTTAGTAGTAATAGTGACACTTCTATACAAGTAACTGACTCAACAGGCAGAAGATCGCAGCCAGGCTCGATTGAAATATTCCGTCATGGTACAACTGCATCTGATAGTTTCCAAGGCGATTATCAAATAAGAGCATACGCAATTGGCGACATTGTAATATATAAAGACGATTATTATATTTGCCGCAAAGTAACAACAGCAATACAAAATGTTATACTTGATCCAATATACTGGAATAAAATTAGCTGGCAGCACGGCAAAGATGCAAACTATCGCGGAACATTTGACAATACATACACTTATCGATCAGGTAATATAGTTGTACAAGGTAATGCACTATGGAAAGCAAAAACTAACATAGCAATTAATGCAGCAGTTCCAAGTGCATCAAATAACTCATGGTCAAGCGTTACAACTGATGTTGATTATGTAGGTTACTTGCCAAACTTAACTGCAAATGCATTCTATAATGAATCTGTATTTGATCCTATTGAAAATATAATAGAGTTTAGTAAGAGCTTCGATGTTAGTAGTGATGCGCAAGTACTGGTTGTGACTAGTACACAAACTGATAATACAAGTACAACAAATACAAAACTTGCAATTTATCGCGCAGTTGGAAACCAATTTCAGTTAGATCAAATAATAGCTGCACCAGATAATGTTACAGCATGGGCAGATAAAGTTGTATTAAATCCTGCAGGAACACAGATTGCAATTAGTTCAATGTTAGCTGATACAAATAAAGTTAATCAAGGCGTTGTGTATGTTTATACACAAGCAGCTGGTACATTTACTTTAACACAAACACTAACTCCACCAAATAACGAAGAAAGTGAAGGCTTTGGATTTGGCTTAGATTTTGGAACTGATAACTTAGTAGTATCAAGTTTAAACGGTGATCAAACAATTCCGACAACGTTTGACGTTGCTGTATTCACTGCAACTGAAGATACTACAACAACTTTTGATAGAGAGTTTACAAACTTTAGAAATATTAAACTCGACAAGGGCGTTGTTTATGTATACGAAAATATTAATAGTAATTTAATATATTCAGAGCAGTTTACATATCCGTTAACACAAACTACATTCGGCGAGAACATTTATGCTAACGGCAACCACGTTTATATTGGCATGCCAGATCAGCTAGTTGGCGCTGTAGAAGACGCAAGCGGCAATAAAGGACAGCTACTTGACTTTAGAAAAAATAAAAACACATTTGCATGGAACGTTATTAGCGAAGGCATTACCCCAGTAGATGTAGATAATATTCGAGGCATGTTCTTATACAACAAACGAGAAAACAGCATTGTAAGCTATATTGATTATATTGATCCAGTACAAGGTAAAATAGCTGGTCCAGCGGATCAAGAAATTACATTTAAAACTCCGTTTGATCCTGCTGTATATAATACAGGTAATCTTTTAGATAATTCAGTTGATCCTAATAGAGCGTGGTGTGAGACACACGTTGGTCAAGTATGGTGGAATATTAATTCTGCTAAATTTGCTCATGCATACCAAGGTTCAACTACATTCCAGAAAAATAACTGGAATAAATTAACACCTGATGGTAGAATTGATGTATTTGAATGGGTACAAAGTAACTTTATTCCTAGTGTGTGGGATAGTATAGCAGATACTCCAGACGGACTTACAGCTAAAATTAGTGGCACAAGTTTATTTGGCGATGAAAGGTATTCAACTAAAATAATATATAACGAAGTTAGTAAAACGTTTAACAATGTATATTACTTCTGGGTAGTTAATAAAGTTACTGTACCTATAATGGAAAACAGAAAGTTAAGTATCCGTGATGTTGCGGCACTTATTGAGAATCCAAGAACACAAGGTTATCCGTTTGTAAGTTTACTTTCAGATAGTAAGTTTGTACTTAATAACTTCGACACGTTTATTAATAGCAATGACTTAGTTTTAAACATTAAGTATTCAACAGGACCTAAGAAAGTACAAAATGTACACAGCCAGTATAAACTAATATCAGATGGATTAGACACAAGTAAGCCTGATGCAGATATTGAACGCAAATGGTTTGATAGTTTAATTGGGTTCGACAGCAATAATAGAATTGTTCCAGATCCAACTATATCCGTTAAAAATCGTTATGGTGTACAAAATCGTCCAAGACAAAGTATGTTTGCTAATAGATTTGAAGCACTAAAACAGACTATTGAAAGAATAAATTTAAAGTTAGCTGAAAATCTTGTAGTTGACCAATATAACATTTCTAAATTAACTCAACTTGATGTTGCACCAACTGCAATATCACAAACTTATGATTTAGCAACAGACACATTGTCTGAACTTACATTTGTAAGTACAAACAAAATTACACCTGCCACACTAACGCCTGTAATTACTAATGGCAGAATATCAAGAATTAACATTACTGATGCAGGCAGAGGCTATAAAGTAGCTCCTAGCTTTAAGGTTAATGGTAACGGTACTGGAGCAGAATTTGATATTACTATTAATAACCTAGGCCAAATTACTTCAGCTACTATTACTAATGCAGGCAGCGGATATGATGCAACTGCAAGTATTACTGTACGTCCATTTACTGTGTTAGTTAACGCAGACGAAAGTATACAAAACAAATGGGCATTGTATTCGTGGAACGGAACAGCATGGTATAGAAAAAAACTACAAAGTTACAATGTAGCATCGTATTGGAATTATGCTGACTGGTATGCTACAGGGTATAATCAATTCTCAAATATTAACGACACTATAGCAGGTTCATATCAACTGCCTAGTCTAACAAATAAGATTGGTAATATTGTAAAAATTGAAACAGTAGGAACTGGCGGCTGGGTATTAATGATAAAAGTAGATAATCAAGATACTGAAGACTATACAATTAATTACGATACTATTGGACGTCAAAACGGCACACTCCAATTTAAAGATACGTTGTACGATTACAGTAAGAATACAGTAGGCTTTGACAACCGTAGCTTTGATAGTAATTTTTATGATAATAACCCAAGCGTAGAATTAAGAATTATACTCGAAACTATTAGGGATAATATTTTTGTAGGCGAGTTAGAAGTTGAATATAATAATTTGTTTATGGCTGCATTGCGTTATGTAATGTCAGAACAGCAATCAGTTGATTGGATGTTTAAAACAAGTTTTGTTAAAGCAAAACATAACAGAGAAACATTAAATCAAAAAGACATAACATTTAATAATGATAATCTTGCAAGCTACCAAGACTTTGTTGAAGAATTTAAACCTTACTCAACAAAGCTAAGAGAATTTGTTAGCGAATACAATGCAATAGATCCTACAAATAGTAGTGTTAGTGACTTTGATTTACCTCCAGTATATAATAGTATTACTAACACAATTGATCCGAGTAGAGCAATTATTGTAGACGGCACAATTAAAAGAGCAAACTTAGACACTACAAGTTATCCTAGAAAAAACTGGAATGATAATCATGGTTATCAAATAACTGGAATTAAAATAGGCAATGGCGGCAGCGGATTCACTTATGAACCTGTTGTTACTTTAATTGGCGGCAACGGAACAGGCGCAACAGCAAAAGCATATTTAGGCTATGGAAAAATTACTAATATTAAAGTAACAAATTCTGGTACAGGATATACAAGTGCGCCAACAGTTGTTATAACAGGCTCACAAACAGCAACCGGCACGCCTGCAATCGCAACTGCTGTTTTAGGTAACGGATTAGTAAGAAGTCCAAGTGTTAAAATTAAGTTTGACAGAACAAGTGGAACATTTACATTTACTACACTTTTAAAATCTGAAACATTCTCTAGCACAGGATTTGAAAATAGATTCTTCCTAGAGTGGCCAATGGATTTAGATACTAAAAAGGTTAGTGTATATGTAGATAATATTTTACAGCTACGCAGCAAATACACATTTGCGAATATCGAAAATACTGACAAAACTTATATTAGAGAGCAGGGTAAGGTATTATTCACAACTCCCCCAAAAGTAAATGCAGTTGTAAGAATAGACTATAATATCCCTTTAAGTATGCTAAGTGCTGAAGATAGAGTTAAATTTGCTTACAATCCAATTGCAGGAATGTACGGTAAAGACTTAGCACAGTTAATGACAGGCGTAGATTACGGTGGCGTTGAAGTACGTAGCTTTGACTTTGATGGTCCAGCTGGATTTGACACAGCAGGCTGGTATACAGATAATTGGGATGAGTTTGATAGTACTTTTGAAGATGAAGTATTTACAGCAGACGGCTCGACAATTGCAGTACAGTTAAGTGCTCCGCTAGTAGCCGGAGTTGTTTATAACCTTTATAAAAACGGTGTAAGAATTGACGATCCTAACTTTAGTTTAGGAACTGCAACTAATGTAAATGCTATTACAAATAGTATTACAGGCGATGGCGTAACCGACATAATATATGTACAAGACTTAGAAATAACTTTGTTAGACAACGATATATTTGTTGTAAGAAAATCAACAAGTGATGGTAGTGTTATTCCTGATACTAACAGTTATGATACTGCACTAAGCGGAGGAAACTTAGCTTACTCGACTGCAAAAGGTATTAGTGCAGAAGAAATTATTGTAGATGGTGACGGATTTGTTACTCCTACTACAAGTGGCGGCCCTGAAGAAGTAGTTCCTGGACAGATTCTTGACACATTAGACATTAAAGTGTTTACAAGAGATAGTGCAGGACAAGGAATTATTCATAGTCAAAGTTATACTATGGATAGTACATTAACTTACGACTTAGGTGTTACACCAAACAGTAAAGATGCAGTTATTGTAAAAGTTGCCAATGTTATATTACCACAAACTAACTATACAATTAATTGGATTAATAAAACTATAACATTAGACTCTGCAACTATTGGAGCAGAACTTAATATTGTAACAGTTGCACAAGGTACACAAAACATACTAGACTTTGGACAACTGTTTGGAGATGATTCAACTACTGATTTTGAAACAACAGTTGATTGGGAAGCAGACACAAATGTTTATGCAAGCATTAATGGCGTGCAACAACCAGTTGTAGCATTTAAGTCAGAAACAACTCCTAAGACAGTTATTAGATTTGCAGAAGTTGTTGTTACTGGTGCAGTAGTTAATTACACTGTATTCGCAGCAGATACGCAAGTTAATTATAGTCAAATTACTAAAGATACATTTGCTGGCAACGGCACTGACACTGTGTTTACACTGGCAAATGCACCATTATATGCTATTCCTTCAGAACATAATATAATTGTTAAAGTAGACAATGCTATATTAAATGCAGGATATAATATACAGTATACAATCCCAGCAAGTAGCCAAAGAGAATTCCCAATGGAGATATTCCAAATCCCAGCAGGTAGTCTTGATGTTTCTGATGTTAAGGTATTCTTAAATGGGGCTTCAATTACAACTCCGCTACAATGGCGTTTTGAAATTGCAAACAGTAGTATTATACTTGCAGACGAAATTGGTGCTCCAGGCGACTTACTTGAAATGTATGTAATTACAGATGGAGATTACAGAATTGACGGAACTACTGTTACTTTAGATACTGCACCTGCAAATGGCGCAGTTGTTGAAGTAATTCAATTTACTAATCATGATTTACTAGGTCTCGAGCGTATTAATTATGAAGTAGTAACAAGAACTACTTTAATTGAAGCAGATGTTGATTATATTACATATAACAGATTAACAGTTGGCGAAATTGCTTTACGTAAGCCTGCTGTTGATGCACAGTATGTATGGGTAAGTGTAAACGGAGAGTTGCTAACGCCTAGCGTAGACTACTATGTAACTGATGATAAATTAAAAGTGCAGTTAGTTAGTCAGCCAGCAGCAAACGATGTCATAGACATTATTCACTTTACTGCACCAGTTAGTACATCTAAGTTTGCATATAGACAGTTCAAGGATATGTTAAACAGAACACACTTCAAGCGTTTAGATACTGCACCTGCTAAACTAGCACAAGATTTAAATTATTATGATTTAAGAATTGAATTAGACGATGCAAGTGAGTTAGCAGAACCAAACAAAGGACAAAATTTACCGGGTGTAATCTTTATTAACGGCGAACGTATTGAGTATTTTGTAAAACAACAAAATACATTGCGCCAGTTGCGTAGAGGAACATTGGGCACTGGTGTTAAATCGTCACACACAATTAATACCAAGGTGTACGATCAGAACATAAGTAAAACTGTTCCATATAAAGATCAAACTTTAGCTTATAATGTACCAAAAGCTACTGTAGACGGTCTTACAGCAACGTTTGAGATTGGCTACCCAGTAGCATCGATTAATGAGATTGAAGTGTTTGCGGCAGGTGTACGTATGCGTAAGACTACGTTAGATGTGTTTAACCCTGTAACAGCATTAGATAGTCCAGAAGGAGATGCTATAGTTGTAGCAGACTTTACATTTGATGCTAATACTAATGCAATTACATTACTAGCAACACCTGCAGAGAATACAAGAGTAACAGTAGTGAAAAAAGTGGGCCAAAGTTGGACTACAAACGGTACATCATTAGGTGATACAGAAAATAGCATTGCAAGATTCTTACGTGCCGGAACATCTGAGCTACCTGAATAAATACAGTATAGGAAAAAACATATGAGCGATAACATGCAAGACACAAACGGAGTATTAGTTCAGGGACATATTAAGATATTTGACCCTGAATCACAAAAGGTATACATTGACAAGCGCAATGCAATTCACTATGAAAATATGAGTATTGCACTTGCTGAAAGTTTGTCTAATGCTGGCGCAGGATTTATATATGAAATGAGCTTTGGAAACGGCGGCACGAGCGTTGATCCAACTGGTATTATCACGTATCTAACACCTAATAGCACAGGAACTAATGCAAGTCTATACAACCAAACCTATACTAAGGTTGTTGATGACAGAAGCGTAAACAACACTGATCCTGCAAGAAATAAGCTAGAAACTAGGCATGTTAGCGGAACAAATTATACTGATATTGTTGTAAGTTGCTTACTTGATTACGGTGAGCCTAACGGCCAAGATGCATTTGATACTGCAAGTGCAACAGACAGTCCGTATGTTTTTGACGAATTAGGCTTGCGCAGTTATAGTGCTTCTGGCACAGGAAGATTAATGACACATGTTATTTTTCACCCAGTACAAAAGTCACTTAACAGATTAATACAAATTGACTACACTGTACGTGTACAAAGTTTGGCAGGGTAAGGGATAAAATATGCCATATATAATAAATTATACTGACACTGTTAATAAAGGCACAATAGTTGTTGCAGATAATACGCTCAACAGTGAAACTACTTTAAGTTTTCCAGGTAGAGGAACAACAGCATACGGTCAAGCAGTAAATGAAAACTTTCTGCACATATTAGAAAATTTTGCAAATACTACTGCCCCGTTACGTCCAGTAGAAGGACAACTTTGGTATGACTCTACGCAAGGCGTAGATCAGCTTAAAGTGTATGATGGCACAAATTGGGTTGCTAGTGGCGGACTTAAAAAAGCTAGTGCAGCACCTGCTGTAGCAAACAGTAGTGCAGGTGACTTGTGGGTTAACACAGAAAGTCAGCAGCTATATTTGTTTACAGGCAGTGCTTGGGTATTAGTAGGCCCGGACTTTAGTGACGGACTATTAACTGGAGCTACAGCACAAGCAATTGTAGGCACAGATGACATAACTTATAATGTATTATCAATTAGAGTTGAAGACCAGCCAGTAATTATTATTAGTAGCCAAAGTTTCATTCCAAAGGTGTCGATTAAAGGTTTTAGAACTGGAATTAATCCTGGCATGAATATTGCTGATGAAGCAATTATTGGCGTACAAGCACTAAAATATTACGGAACTGCTGAAAAAGCAGAAGCGTTAGTAGTTGGTAACGTATCAATTGCAGCAAGTAACTTTTTAAGAGGTAACGCTGCAAGTA